GGCCATTATGGCCTCCTATTGTAAAAGAGAAGAAAGATGAAAAGGGGATTCGTCATACGGCGCAAGTGGCACGCGGACTTATTACAAGGAAACTATATACCCAAAACCCTAGTCAATTAAATGTTACGAGATAGGAGCACGACCACAGTGGAACGGGTAAGGAACAACCATCTGAGCCAGCGAACGATACCGGATTTCCAGACCATCACTGTTGCTCAAGCGCAGAGCCTCAAGGTCCTCGTTAGCAAGGTGAATCAGTGGACCAGTCGTGATAATATCGATATCACCATGCCGAAGCAGGAAGGCATCAGTATTAGGACAGAACGGGTCCGAAGCCACACTTACATCACCACCAGGAGCAGCAAAGGTAATGACCTTGGTACCAAACTCCTTGCTACGCTCCTCATTAAAGGTAAGGCAGCCAATCGACAGAAGCTCCTGCGAAAGCCGGAACCAGTTAGCCGGCGACAACCACACCGAGCTAAACTGCGGCGAGAAGTACTGGCCCATGACACTGACCAGGTGCAGAATAGTCTCACGAATCGAGCCCTGCCAAACACCACGCCAACCAGCCTTCATCTCAGGCTCATCACTGCGGTCCATACCAAAGAACAGTGTAGCCGAGGGAGTAGCCGAAGGAACCCACGCCTGGATACCCTTCATTGCCGAGTCGTAGAACCCGTAGTTATACAGGTAATCGTTGATAGCCCAGTCATCAGCAGCACCACTAAACCGAGTAAGCGTGAGCTTAGCCTTACCAGCCGAAGTCATACGCTCGACCTTGCTAACCTGGTACACGTCAGTACGCAGAGTTGCAGCGTTACCAGTCCGGTTCGGGTTAGCCTGAATCTTCATGCCAAGCTTAAACTTGACAGCATCACCCTGGACAGTGAGAGTGGTAGTATCCGAAGCACCAGTAACGGCCTCCTCAGCACGACCAATATCACATGCACCATCACCCCAGACCTGCACACCAAGGCGCTGTTCCTTCATCTTACGAAGAATACCCAGCGTCTCCTTGGTCTTAATCTTGAGGTACGAACCAACATCGCGGTCCGAACGCATCATCGAGGGAATATCAAGAGTCAGACGACCGTACATCGAAGTAGTATCGTCAATCGTCCACTTATCGAACCGACCAGCCTGCGCCAGCGGGTTCACAGCATCCAGCGACGGGTAGATATCACCCGAGTCACCGTAGTTAAACGGATAAATCAGGTTGTTACCGTAGAAATCGTCTTTCTTGGAAATCAAATCACCAAGCGGGGTCTGAATATCACCCCAACGAGTAAGGTCGCCCTGGAAGAAGCGATCCTTGAACATTTTAGTAAGAGCAGTACGAGTAGATGCAGCAGTCATTTGTAGTAATCCTTAATTGTTATCTCCGACCCTGCTTAACTTCGCTCTTGTTAAACTCAGCAATCGTACTATTGATTAGGTCATCAACAGCACCCTTGATTGTCTGAGGCTTAGCGTCCTTAGCAGTCGGATTTCCGGGAATAGTTTTCTTGGTTGTAACAGTACCTGCTGGCTTCTTTACTTCGGTCTTACTATCTGAGAGAAACGTAGCTAGCTTAGCTATACGAGCATTAACCCGTCTAGCAGCTTCGGTGTGGTCGATTGGGTCACCACCCTCCCCTGTAATATATCGATGACGAACATCATCAACAATCTCCTGGACAATCAAATCCTTGAGATAACCGGGGTCTTTCTTTCCAATCCGGGAAAGATTCGGGAGTTCCTTATTATCTTCCTTGAACGTCTCCGTATACTTCTCGATGGTCGAGATTGTCTCCTGATACTGTCTCTGCTGGGCAGCAGCATTATCCTTAGCTTCTATCTCCCGCCGCAGGTCAGCAATCTGCTTATCACGGTGGTACTCCGATAGCTCGGACTTGAGCTTCGCCTTGACAGGACTATCATCAGGTAACTTCTCGAATAAAATCTGTTTCATTACAAGCTCTGGGTCGAGCCCAGCAGCCTTGAGAACGGCAGTAGGATTGTCCTTCATATCAGCAGGCTTGACTAGACCTCTACGCTCAGCTTCAAAAGCCTTACGCTCAGCCTCAAACTTGCTAGTTAGCTCACGGACTTCCTTCTCTTTTGTAGCGATTCGAGCTAGTGACTTTTCCTCTTCACTGGGCTTCGCAACTTCCGTTTTGTCGCTGCTTCGTGTGTCAGGAGCCAACTCAGTCCCGGTGTCGCCGGTTTCGACTGGTTCGACTTCATCGGTTTCGGTTGCAACTTCTTCAGTGGTGACTTCTTTGGTTTCTGCACCGCCATTTGCTAACTCCTTGTCAACATCAGCAAGCATTCGCTCAAGCTCGTTCGCAATTACCGGACTCTCAATCGCTGCGTCAGCCGGTGTATCATTCTGTATTTCCATGTTCTAGTTCCTATCCAACTGCCATACCCGCATTAGGTTGAATCTGAGCCATTGCAGGCATACCAGGAACAGGAGCGGGTGGAGCCTGTTGCATTGGAGCCTCAGCTTCGGTACCCTTACGAAGAATTGCACGAGCCTCAGTAAGCCACTGGACGAACCCTAGCTTAATCTGCTCTAGCTCCTCATCTTCGTCGTACACATTTAACATTAGCAATCTTAGCTGAATCAGTTTAGTGCCGTTTACAAGGTCCTGGTTTTCATCAGGATTCTCGTACTTACCATCTTCCAGCAGCTCTGCCACTCGCATGATATCGTCGTAACCAGCAGAAGCCACTGCATTAAACGAATCAAGGTCAGGAGCACCAAGCTGGTATCTGTACTCAGTAGGAGTAATCAGACCCTTGTTTAGCTGGTCCTCAAGACTATCCCGGAGTGCAGAAGGAGTCATTGCAAAGCTGCTCGACGCCTCAAGAATCAGCGTGTAAGCATCATCCTCAATGTCTACATCCTTCCAGCAGATTTCCTCAGCTCTGCTCCGCTTACCACCGGAGAACCACGTAGTCTTAGGTTCGTGGCCAGAAGCCTTAATAACCCGGATAATGGTCTTGGCAATATCTAGAAAGAAGTTCTCGTAACGCTGAATCGGGTCAACTAGCCGACTGTCCTGAATCCCGGAGTATTCTCGAACGGCAGCGGAGGAGTCCAGTCGTGCAGCAGCAGGTAAACCACCACTAGCGGACATCTGGTTAAGACCAAACTTATCGAAACAAATCTTAATCTCTCGCTCTCGCTCATTATACAACTCCGCAGGAACAGCATCCCACTTGAGGGCTTCTGGCTTCGTACCAGTGTACTGAATAATCTTAGCATTCAGGTTATTAATCTCAAGCGGGTTGACCTTAGAACCAAGCTGTACGAGTAGTCGAGGGCGAGACACAATTTCCTGACAGCGATGGATTACCTGGTTAATATCGATAATCCGAATCTGGTTAGGAAGTGCCTGTTCAACAACAGACTGAGTGTAGAAGGTCTTGTTCGGGCGTGACCAGTGGAAGAATACAAATGGTAGCCAATTATGCTCCCAAGCTTCATCCTCAAGAATCGCACCAGGAATAGCTTTAACTCTACGACCAGGAGCCTTTCCGACAGCCTTTCTATAGCCCTCTACGACAACAATCCACTTCTCACCAATAGAACGATACGTAACATACCCAGTCTGACTAAATAGAGCAGCTTTCTCCAACTGCTCATCAGTCAGGTGTGGGTAGTTAGCACGGACAACACGCATTGGAAGAACACGACGGTGAGCAATCGTGTAGACCTCACCAGTAGCGTTAAACTCCGTATTGTCTATGATAATATCATCAGGAAAGATGTTTGTCAAGCGGATTTGTGCCTGACTCTCATCTTTACCTACACCCTCTTCCATACCTACGTGGATACAGCCAAAACCGCAGATAAACGAGTTTAGAAGTGCAGATTTAGCCTCTTCGTAAATATCGTTACGAATAAACTCCCCGTACAGGAACTTATCCAGTTTACGGGCCATCTTCTGCTTCTTCCAGCTTGCACCAAATAGCACAGGCTTGGCCTTAGGACGATTTTGCCCAATCTCAGCAGTTAGTGCATCAACGACCTGGATAATAACGTTATCCGTAGTCGTAGCCACTGGCTCAAGGCTCGCAGCCGTGAATTTATTGCTACCCCAATCAAAGGAAGTAAGATAGCGATTAGAGTAAAACTGATAATGCCGGAGATTAAGTGCATGGACAGCCTTCTGTTCCTCTTCTAGCTCTCTACACCAGTTAATGAGAGAGTTAGCACGCATTACCTCTTCATACTCTTTCTCAGCCTCAGACTCAGAAAGCTCATTGTCGTTATCTTCATCATCGTCTGGAGCATGAATCCAGTTAAATCTATTAAGGTCTTTAAACATTACTCAGCATCCTCCGGGTCATCGAACGTTAGTGTATGAAACCCAACTGTGTTAGTCTTAACGTCCAAATCTTTGTCGGATTCTTGTGCTTCTACGGCAGGAGCAAGTGCAATCTCAATCTCTTCCTTACAGTCACTAGGACCACTAGCATATCTAAAGCCAGTAGCCTTAGCCTCACCAAGAACCTTAAGAAGCTTCTCTAATTCACTAGCTGAGATCATACAAGTCTCCTAATACGTAATTATCAGAGTCACGTAATTGATTAATAACTGAATCCTGGTAAGTTTCAAGACTACGACTGCGTAGTTTCTCGATAGACTTACGTTCCTGCTCACGCCACCACTCGGTACTACCAACTTTTATAGTTACTTCGTTGGGGGCAGCCCAGTAATGATAGCAATATCGCCAAAGATACAGAAAAGCGTCGGTTAGGTGGTTAGCACAGGACGGGTCCTCTTTAAGTTTACCTGTTCTGGTAAGGCGGGCTTTAGATTCCCGGGACAAATCCCACTGTAATCCACATAACTCGTGGTCTAGGTCTGATTTATAGATAATCTTAATTCTGTCTGCGTAGAAATCAGAGTTAAGAAGCTCGATATGGTCAAACTTCTCACGTTTCTCGGCTTCCATGATAGAAAGACCAAAGCGCGACTGCAATTCCTGTAGATAAAGTACACCACCAAGTGAGCCCTTGTCACCAACTATCACTTCTGGTGTACCAAATAGCTCAATCGTGTGGCAAATCTCAGCACCAAAGTCGTCAATTGTCATGTGATTCTGTTTAAAATCATATACATGTCGTAACTCTTTGGTCTGGTCGGAATATGCTGCGAGTACAATCGCATTCATATCCTCGTAGCCAAAGTCTAGGCCCATGATTAGGTGCCAGTCGTCAGACTTTGGAAGTCCCAGTGGGTTGTCAGCAGTCCGCTCTGGTGTCCAGAATGACTTACCTAGCGACTTACACTTAGCGTAAGCGTAGACTAGCTCGGTTGCATCAGTAACCCACTCACCTAAATACTCACGCCGCCAGCGTGGGTCGCTGTCACTAATCTCATTCTTCTCCTTAACACGGAGAGCACGAGCCCACTGCTTACTCTTGGCAACGTTATCTGCAATCGTCCAGGTGTGAAGCGACCACAAATCATCTGTGCGAGGCTTGTCCTTGTAGACGTAGCAGGTAAACTTGCTGTTAGGGTTGTTGGGCTCAACCTTAATCCCGGGTTGAGTAGCCAGATAGAACTCACCTTCTGGAATATTACCAGGGGTTCCACCCATCACGAGAATACCGTCACGAGTCATCAAACCCGGCTCGATAACATCCCGAATAAGCTCACTCAGAAGGGCAGGAGCAAACGACTTACACTCATCGATAAAGACTACATCTGCTTCCGCAGCAGCACCACGAAGGTACTCCATATCTGCTCTAGTCTCTGCACCAGCTAGACGACCACGACTACCATTACTATGATACCAAACAGAGTCGGTTTCGTTGTAAGTTAGTCCCAGTTGGTATAGATGGTTCTGGTACTTGATACCGCCAGGACCAGACCAGAAGTTTTCCTTCGTGGACTTTAGAGTCAGTGAGATAATAAGGATACGAGCGTCAGGAATCTTCTCTCCAATATAGAGAGCGTTGCTGGACATTGCAAAAGACTTACCACCACGACGAGGAACACGCAGGCTCTTATACATCGAGGTGTCTAGAATGAAAGCACGCTGAACTGGGTTAGCACCTTCGATGATTCTGTCAATGCGAGACTGGGCCTCAGCATTAATGGCTACGGTAGTCTTAACTTTCTTAGCCAGCTTAGATATGACTACGTTAGCTGGTGCCATCTACTTTCTCCGTGCTATCTCAGGAACCCAGTTGTAGTTAGGGAAGTAATCACCTGCCTGGCTACACTTGTAGGAATAGAAACCAGTCTCAGGAAGCTCCTCTGCTAGTTTCTGCCCGACTCCATGTTTAAGATAGGGGTCCTTAACATACACATAATGTACACAAAAAGTGTCATCGACAAGACGCTCATAACACACCCACCCTAGAATTGTGTCCTCATCCTCACTCAAACAGGCGACCCGAATCTTAGCACCGCGAGCAACTAGATGCTCAATGTTCTCACGAGTAATCTCGTAGAATCGGTTATTAGGGATACAGCCAGAGTAGCGGTTTACGCGCCACGACTTCATCCAGCTATCAAACACAAGAGAGACATCACCTGGTCTTACATCACGTATTATCATACTAGTCCTGCTTTCCTACGTTCATCTTGATTTCTTGAAATGACGTACCGACAATCATTGCGTTGTGTCTGTCGGCAAGTCTACGAATTAGTGCCCGTCGCTCGGGAACTTCCATAGCAGCAAAGAATTCCACCAGTGCGTCAACTTCCTCTTCTGGAGTAAGCAACTCGGCCTGGTCCTTAAGATGCTTGTCATACTTCATCTTGACGTTAACAAGCTTCTCCATTGAGGTGGCTAGTGCCTGGATACTCGCTGCCTGGTCCTTGGTTAACTGCTCCTTCTTGTATCCCATAGTCTCTTTATATAGACTATTCTCTAAGCACTCTCGTCCGAAGGTAACCAGTTTATTGAGCTTTTCTATTTCAAACCGAAGGTCAGTGGAGGAGTTCTCTACTCTAGCTACCACTGCTTTCTTGGTTGTTGGAAACGTGTATGCTTTCTTTTCCATGAATCTTCCTATGGGTTGTACGAAACTACTGAGCCGGTACCAGAGTGTACCTTGTATACTGTTTTGTGTACCTTGATAGTCCCACCAACAGCATCAGTTTGTAGGTCTATATTAGCATAGGGCTGGCAAGAGTGCAACCACATAGTCCCGGCGTTACCATTGTAGAAAGCTGTCGATGTAGCAGAGCCATTAATCGTGTGAGCAATAACTCCAAGATTCCAACTCTCTACACCACCTACATCTGCAATTAGCTGAGGACCCCAGCAGTTGTAATAAATACCGTTAATTCTAATTACCGAGATAGTCCCGTTACCAGCAGACCAGTGTGTTGTGGATGCCTGTTGTGTACCCGCAGCTTTTCCATTAAGTGTCGAAATACAGTTTAGTTCAAGCCACTTACATGTAGAACCTGCACCAATATTTGTAAGGCAGAAACCATCATTGTAAGCATTAATAGCTTTACACCGAATAAACTGAACAACGTGGTTAACCCCAGCATCGACACTTGACAGACCAAACGCCTCTAGTGATTCAGAAGATTGGAACTCACAGTTAATAAAGTTAGCACTGCCGTTCTGCATCAGGAAGTTACGAGCAGCACCACCAAGAAAGATGAAGTTCTCGACGTGGAGCAGCTTGTTAACCGACAGCTTACCGTTGATATTACCAGCGTTTACAGTCGTTGTAACTGGAGCAGGATTTAGGTCAGTGAAATTATCAACGCCGACAATTACACAGTCTTGTAGTGGAGTAAGCGCGAACCACGAATAGTTCTGCGTGTATACACCAGTTTTTACGTAAATAAAATCATTTAGTCCACGGTTAATTGCAGACCAAATTGACTTCTTAGGGAGTAGTGGATTTGTACCAGGGTTAGTATCAGCACCCGTAGCTACATCCACATACACAGTTGCAGTTGTGGTCGGGCGCAGTGCCTTCTCATTAATGTTAGTAGAGAATACACCGGGCCGCGACTCAAAGATTGTAAACGAAGGAGTCCAGCTAAACCCAGCAGGTGGAGATATTGGACCCTTGAAAGCTTTGAAAGCTCTATTGTAGGGCACGATGCCTCCTTAGTGGATGCCAGAGCCTATGATTTCTAGCTCACAATCAGCCGCTGCAACTATCTTAAGACGATTACGCTTAGCTGCATTAGACGTGATATGGAACATATACGAACCAGCAGCAGCACCAACAGGACCAGTGATTACGTCAGGCTCGGTAGCCCAGTCACCAGCAGTTGTAGATGTACCAGTTGCGTCAGGGAAGGCTTTGTTGCTAGTCTGCCACGTAATCGTAGCACTCGATGTAGCGTCGTACCAGGAAATCTGGACGGCTGTGATACCGTCGTCGGTTCCACCAATCTCAAAGTAACCAGTTGCACCAGAGGCTAACTTGCCGGTTGTACCACCGGGAAATGGATTAGAAACGTTAGTACGACGAATGTGACGATAGTGACTCTGTTCAGGTGTACGCATCGGAAACTCCTATTTATTGTTAACGTATATTCTACTTCGTGGATACAGACGGGACTTGAACCCGTAACTTCTGGTTTGCAAAACCAGCACTCTCCCAATTGAGTTACTGTCCCTAGAACTAAGAAGCACTCTTATTCCACAGTTAGAGCAAGAGAGCTTACTAGAGGATGAGGCTGTGTATAGTCCATATCTGAACCATCACACCTGCTTATCCTGTCTGATTGCTTTCTACCAGCTAATTATATTATTTGGCCTGGTGTATAGAAGTATGAATCAGAACGAATAAGCTTTAGAACAAACATTTAAGTAACAACCATAAAGCGTTTCGTAATCTCAAGGCTTGTAAGCACTCTTGTAACGAACTGCGCTAGAAGTCTATATCTTAGCTGTCTTGTTAGCTTGTTCTCAACAGCGTAAGAACATTATACCAAAACGCGAAATGCGTGTCAAGCCCCTAAATTCGGGTTTGTTTGCCAATGATAACGAGTGGTTACGAATTAATTTCTGGTAGTCAGATGTAGAGAGATGTAGTTATTGAACGATATCGGGTACTTAGACCAATTGTAATTAGTTGATTACAGAGACAATGTAGGTGTAGGTGGGTTATAGTCAATCTGGAGGCTCATAATGACATGCAGAAAACTGTAATGCATTCAGGTACTTAGGCAGTCTGTAGGATATGTAGGTGTGAGGAGGTTGAATGTGACGATACGCCGCTGCCAGAAAGGTCCATGATATCAGGCACTTAGGAGGCAAACTTCCATAAAAATCGTTAAAATCTGTGGGGACGTGTGCCGCCCACTAAACCTCCCTAACAGGGGAAACCGAGCAATTTCAAGTACTTACGCGATCGTCTAACATCGTCTGACAGGGGCTTGACACAATGATTTCAGGTACTTAGCTGTCCACTAACATCGTCTGACAGACCCCTATCAGCCGTCTGACAGGCTCTAACTGTAGGATTTTGCTACATGGCACGGGTCTTGCTATGTGAGAGTGTGAACATCTGGATACACTGAACAGTAAGCTGGCATACATTTGTAAGTAGCTGATTTCATTACATATGCAAACGGCGTGCCGTAGTGTGGCTTACAGTTTTTGCGCTGACCGATACTGAACAGACTTGGCATGAGACGTGCTATGTGAGGTAGTACATGTGGGATAACAGCGCCATGTTAGACCTACATGTGGGGTCGGCTACCTAGCTGATATTGCTTGCTACCCCATACATACCCCATGAAGCCCGCTCACACGTTGACACCTACATGTGTGCCATGAGACACTCCCCGCCTTTTGTAAGCTACCTCACATATCCGTTCTAGCGGATTTCCGTCTGTTGTCCGGAAGTCGGACACTACCAAGTAGCAGCGCGCCTACACTATCGAGCACATTCCGTCAACTA